AGCTGTAGCATTGTTGTTACCAGAGTAAGCAGCAGCAATTTTGAATGGGCTTAGAGCCTCTTCACCTGCTGTTACAACATCTCCAGAACCAACACCGTCAGCATAACGAACACGTAAAGTGTGGATCTGTGCAACAGGTCCAGTCATTGGCTGAACGCCAATGATTTCGTTAGCAATAACTGTAGGCATAACACGACGGATAACAGGTAGAATAACACGGTTAAGTGTTGCTACGTTACCAGCGGATGTTGCACCAGCAGTTGCGCTCTCAGCCAAGTGGCGGCGTGTATTTTCTAAGCATACTGCCATAGAAGACTTACGGGTACCGGATAGGCCTTCAAGCAGAGCTTCTTTGGTCTCTGACCATCTTTCATTTAATAGTTGTGACATTTATGTCTCCTTGAATATTATTTTGTAAGACCCGCTAACTTGCGAATGTCTACAATATTGTCTAAGCCTACCTCTGGCTTGCTTTCACGATTTCCAGTAACAGAAGAACTCTCAGCCAACATAGCTTTTTTAGCTACAGGCTTTGCACCGTCCATTACCGAGGGTAGGTATTTGTCGAATGCCGAATGTAGTTTTGCTGTTTGCACAGACTCTAACAATTCTTGCATTACCACTCTCTTTTCACCACTAAGTGGCGATACTAATTCAGCCATAACAGTTTTGCGTTCCATTAGATCTTTAGTAACACGAATTTCGCGTTGTGTAGATTCTACTAGATTTGCTTTTTCTGCAATAGCTTGTTTAGATTCTGCTAGCTCTTGATCTTTCTTAGCGATAATCTTTAACAATTTACTTGTCTCGGATTTCTCATTTAAAAAGGAACCTGCATATTCTTGTGCAAACGCTTCATATAAACGACGACCAAAATCATTGTTGCGAGCACTATCAACGTCTTCTTTCAATTGCTTGATTTCAGATGTTAATGTTTTAGTAACTGCGTTTTCAACTACTTTAGCACTTTGTTTAATAAAGGCTTGTCTAATATCGTTAAATTTGGCTTTGGCTTCACGAACTAACTTAACTTTTGTTTCAGCTAGATCCTTCTTGTCAACTGCAAATTCATTGATTTCTTTTGCAAGAGCATGTACTACAAATTGCTCTAGCTTACCAAAATTCTCAGAAACTTTCTTACGGTCTCCTTGGAACTCGACTAATTCTTTGCCTAATTGCTTCATAACAAATCCTTCTAGTTTCTTAGCATCGCCAGCAATCTTTTGTTGATATGCTAGTTTTGCTTCTGCTAGAGCTTTTTTGTCATTATACAATTCGGCCATTTCTGCGGCCAATCGTTCGCTTAACATCTTGTCGATTGCTTCAACCATAACTGTTTTGTCATGGCTGTATTTTTGTGCAAATTCTTCTCGAAGTTCAGCGGTAACTTGGTCGCGATTCTCTTGAATTTTTGTAGTGAAGGCAGTCTCAACGGCGGATTTAACTTCTTCCGACATTACTCCTGACTCTACTAATTGTTTGAATGCGTCCAACATTTATTTCTCCTCGGGCTTATTTTAGACCTTTAATAATTTGTAGGAGTGATTCCTTCAAATATTTCTGGGCCTTTGGATCTTCTTTTACTTCTGTAGCAACTCTAAATGCGTTTAATCCACCACGAGCATTCATTAGGTGCTCATAAACCGGTGTAGGATACGCTCCAGGGGCGCTAGGCTGTGCAACTATATCAACAGTAATGATTTCGAAGTCTGATACTTTACCGCTCATGTCATCAACGTTACCGCTGCCACGTGAGCTGACGCCAAGTTTCACACCGGCTTCGAGCATAGTTCTAATTAAGTTGCCCATTGGTGTTGGTAAGATTTTAAACTTACCGTAACCGTTAGGACCTTCCATCCACATGTTTGTAATCATGTGGCTTACTCGGTCCAAATTTACTTTAAGATCATCTGGGTGATCAACTTCACCTAAGACAGAGTAACCATTCTGAATCTGATCATTAAGTGTTTTCACAGCACGTTCAATTTCGTCTACAGGGTAGACACGTTGATTAGCGTTGCGAATACCACCTTGAATGGCAATGCCCTTCAAGTGAAGATTCTTTCCATCCTTATCATCTGACTCTAAAACGATGCCAGACTGATCAAAACTTAGGTGCTCTCTTAGATATGAATGTTTCATCCAGGTTCTCTAATTATAGTTTCTTAAGAAACGTAGGGATCTTGGCAATACTGGTTTGACCAGCTTTGTCGCCTGTACCTGAACCTACTGGTCCTGGACCTGCGCCCTTCTTCTCGGCACCATGACCGCCAGCAACTTTGCTCAGTGTCTTAACGCCAGACTTCATACCGTCAACGTTGTGGATACCTTTGGCAAATTTTTCACCGGATTCAGGATTAATACCTTTGTTTACTTTACCAGGGCTTGTGCCCTTGTCAGTTCCGCCTTCTGTGTGGCTTTGTGCAAGATTTTTTGCTGTTGCACCACTTGTTGGCTTACCAGAACCACTGCTAACTGGACTACGACCTTCTACCGGAGCACCTTCTTTATCGCCTGTACCAGCACCTGCGTATTGGCCTTGAGCTTTTTGTGTGCTACCTTTATCCCAGTTTGTTCCAACTGTTTCGGTGTATTCACGTGTCATACGACGACCTTCTTGAAATCCCATCTTCATAGGCTCTTCTCCGCCCATGTCGTCCATTTCACCTTCTTCGTCATCAAATTCATCGCCACCCATCTCGCCACCTTGAGCAGCTTCTAGGTCAGCAAATGCTGCTTCTAGTTCTGCAATAGCGTTCTTGATGTCAAAAATAGCTTTGTCTTCACCACCTTCGGCTCCGGCATCACCCATGTCGTCCATGCCAACATCTGCGCCAAATTCGTCTGCGGCGTCTCCGCCCATGTCGCCTTCTTCGTCGTCGGCTTCCATGCTGTAACTGTCTTCAAGATCAATAGATTCATCTGCTTCTTCATCAGCGGACTCGTCCATTTCTTCTTCGTCTTCTTCAGCGGATTCGTCCATTTCTTCTTCATCGGATTCGTCGGCTGCTTCGTCCATTTCTTCTTCTTCTTCTGCTTCTTCAGCAATTAAATTCTCATAGATATCTCTTGACTTTTCAACAACGATTTCATGGAATAGCTCATTAGCTTTATCCATTTCTTCATTGACGATTAAGTCTAATAGTTGTTCAAACTTTGTAGACATGCGTTTATCTCCTATATTAGTTTCGCGGCAAGGCTGTGTTGTTATTTAAACACTATTTGATAAAGGTGTACGAAATAGGCCAAAAAGCGTCAGTTTTTGACCGAAGAGGGCATAATTCAATATAATTTTGTCTAAAATATTTAATTTTTTACAAAAAATATTAAACTATATGTTTACATAGGAGCGTCTGCTGCCGGAGGTGGAGCATACATTTTTCTAACTAAAGCTAAATTTTCTCGTGTTTCAACTTCTCTTGCATCACTTGCTTTACGCAAATCATTCAACATACGTAGAGTTAATCTAGTCTTCCTAAGATCTTTGGACTTTAAAACGCTAGTATCATTGTCTGAGTCATAGCGATTATCGTCAGACATATCTGCCTGGTCCTTGTTAAAATAAATGAATTCTCTTAAAAACATGTCAGTATTTATGCAGGAGGTGGAGTTGCAGGGGCGCCGGCTTCTGGTGCTGCGCCCGTTCCATCTTCTCCGGGTAATGGTGCCGCTGTTGCTCCACCAATAGCGCTCATGTCAGATCCCATGCCGTTAGCAGTAATTCCAACACTGCGGAGTTCAGCATTAGCAGTTAATGAAACGTCTTCATCTACATTTTCTTCTTTCCACATAGTTTCGTTTTCTGCCATTTCTTCTGCACTTAGCCCTAAGAAGCGTTTTAATGCAAAGCGTTTACTTAGGTGTGTAACTTCAGCTAGACTAGTGTATGTACTAACGCGAGCAGTATCCATTTCAGTTTGACGGTAACTGGCAAAATTTTGTGGGGGGCTAAATTTAACATCAAATATATTACTATCTACATTAATGCCTTTATTATGCAGATACAGTTTAAATTCTGTATCAAATTGTTCGTTCATTAAACTCTGTAGTCGTTCGCAGTACTTGTTAAATCTAAGTTCTTGAATGTAGGCTGTTCCAACTCTACCATCATTGAAGTTAGATCCTCCGTCGTCGGAACCAGTAGGTAGATAACTGCTAGGAATGCGTAAAGCCCTAAACAACTTATTAGTAAAATACTTAAGATCATCGATTTCTCCTAGGTTAGTGCCGCCGGGTAACACTTCAACTTTACTGCCGCGGCCTTCTGCTGTCTGTGGGAAAAAATAATCTTCGTTAATGCTTAAAGGGTTATATCCAGAATCAATTACAGTTTGTCCACCACCTGTTACACTTGGAATTCTACGTTGATTTACTTCATTTTTCACACGCTCAACAAAACTCATGGCCAAGTGACTTGGCATGTTACCAACGTCAATATAAAATACCCTACGTTCTGGAGCACGTTGTATACGATAGATAATGATAGCATCTTCAAGCAGTTCTTTCTGCTTGTAAACTTTGAAAATGCTTTCTAGTAAGCTAGTGCCAAACGGAAAATTGTTGTCTAATCCTTCGCTTAGACTAATATGTATAACATGTTTAGCATCAATATTATATTGATTTTCTGTTTTAGAAAATCTATTTCCATTTAAATTTGTAGGGAATGCACCTGTCATGCCACGCGAGCCGCCGGCGCCGCCTTGGCCTGGAGCAAAACTACTGCCGTATTGACTGCCGCCACCAGTTGTATTACTGGGGCTAATAGCAGTAGTTGCAAGTGTTTCAAAGTTAGGATTAAAATCACGTATAACGTATTGTTCAGGTTTCTTTCCTTCGCTTTCATTAACGATAATGCGATCAACCTTCTGCGGATCTACGTACATCCAAGACTGCGTTTCAGGATCTCTTACAAAGAAAACATCTCCGTATTTGAATACATTGCGAACAACTTTAAAGATTCGTTTCTCAAATTTATTCAGCTTAGTCCATTGTTGCATGAACTTTCTAATAATTTTTACTTCTGTAGGTGTAGCTTGTTCTTTGAAGAAAACACGAAATGGTGTTCCGTTTTCTTCATTTAACTGGCTGCAAAATTCTGCAAGAATGTCTAATGCGGCATTAACTTCGCTGTCCGCATCCATAGTATCGTACTGCCCGTACCGTTCTAAACGATTTGGATGTCCAGAATATACATCTGGCAAATAGCTAGAATAATTTCGATGCGTAGGATTGGCACGATTATCTGAGTTAACAGAACCGTTAACCGGACTCATTGCACCCGATGTGTCAACTAATGTGAAGTATTTTTTCCAGCCAGCCATATTATTTTACTTTAAAATTTAAAAAGATCTCCGCTTAACCCTTTGGTAGCTTCCGCAGTATTTCTAGTTTGTTCTGCGGTTTCTTTCAGAAATCTCAGCATTTCTACTGTTTGTTTATTTAACGTTACTAGCTCGGTCTGTAAATTTTCAAAGTATTTGATCGGCGAGACTATCTCCGGGCCAGCTTCACCAACAAGTGCATTTGTTGGACTATCAACAATACCACCATCAGCCATGGGTTTTTTACCAGTTAGACCGCCCCAATTTTGATAAGCACCATAAGCGCCGCCAACTAATCCGCCTACTGCGCCGCCAATTACTGTACCTACTCCAGGAACAATACTGCCCATCATTGCACCCATACCAGCACCGGATAGTGCAGAGCTACCTATATCGAGTCCTGCGGCAGTTTTTTCGTTTCCGCTTTCTCGGGCTTTGTCTGCCGCATAATCTAATACCAGTCCGCCTGCTAGACTACCAATACCGCCTTTAGCTGCATTGGCTAGTTTACCTAGTTTACTTGCCTTGCCGCCGCCCTCAGTGCTTGGTTTAGTAGTGTCTGGTTTATTTTTATCTTTCTTGTCTAGTATATCTTCAGCGCCGGCGGCAGCGCCAACCATTCCTTTACCAACTATTCTAACCCACAATGCAGTTGCAGGTGAACTGCCAGGAACCATTCCTTTAGCTTTTGAAATTGCATCTGATGCTTTATCTTTGGCCATTGCCAGTTTTTCTGCTATTAGTTCTTTGCTTTTCCATAATACTAAAGCTGCAATACCTGCAACTAATAATTTTGCACCTAAATTTAATTCAGTAAAGCCTGTTATAAGAAATGCTAGTCCTTTAGACATAGTTGCTATCATTTCTGTAGCCCATTTAATAGCAGGACTTAATAAATCGTTAGTTGATTGCCCTATTTCTTTAAAGGCTTTATCAGTTTCAGCCATTACTGCTGCTTGAGACTTCTCCTGTTTTATTCTGTTTAGTCTTATTTCTTCTTGACGCTTGTCATAATCTTTTTCGTCAGCAATACCTTGTGTCCGTAACTTGTTTTCAGCACCGATAAGTCCATTCATTACCTGACCGTATTCTCCGCCCATGGTTGCAATAGCATCACCTGTTTGACCAAATTGCTGACTTGCTGCCTTGCCTGCTAACAGTGTTTTTCCGTATTCTGAGTTAACATCTTTCATGGTCTTGGTTTGATCCATGGCAGTTTTTGTCATTGCGTTAAAACCTGCTGCTACTCCAGGGGCTACACCTTGTAAAGTTTGAGCTGCTTTTGTAACAGGTGGAAGTCCTAATGCAGTTGACATTACTAAATCAGTTGCACCAGCAATACCGCTGGCTGCTGCTTTGTCATATGCTGCTTTAGTTTTTGCACGTTCAGCTTCGTCCATTGTAGAAAGTTTACGTTGGAATGCTTCGTTTTGTGCTGCCTTTTTACCTTCTTCTGCAAGTTTGTCTTTACTTACGCCTGTAAACTGAGTTAATGCATCTAGCTCAGTCATATACGCAGCAGTAGAGGCAGCAAGCGCCTGTGTATTCTGCATTTCTTGACGAGTTCTACCACCGGTGCTTGCAATGTAGGTTGCCATAGTACTGTTAATTTGCTCAGTACTGTATCCTAGCGCCATAAGATTTGTACCTATTTCACTGCTAATTAAATCTTTGCTTAGCCGTACAAATGCTCGAGTGCCGCCATCAACACTTCCGCCCATTCTTGCAAGTGCTTCTCCGTTTGATTTTACAAACGTTCCAAACTCAGTTAGACTCATGTAGGTGTTCAGTGCCGCTTGTCTAAGGTCAGTAAGGCTGCCTCCAAAATTTGCACCTACTTGTGTTATCTGCTGATACGTTTTTACGTTATCTTGTTGATATGTAGCTACTTTACCAAATAGTCCCATAACTACACCAAGTACGCCTGGAAGTCTTTCTAATGCACCAAACGCATCGCTGGCCTGTGCTGTACCCGCTAAAAGTTTATCAATTAATGGTGATAGAGAAGTACTTAATCTATCAAGTCCTTGTGCTGCACTAGTACCACCCGCTGCAACTTTATTAAATGCTCCTGCACTTTTTTCACCAGCTACGGCTGAATTTTTAAGACCGTCGTTGACTTTGGCCACTGTGGCCGGATCTATACCTGCCTTAGTACCAATGCTGTTGATATTCGCTTTGGCGTTTCCGCCTGTGACGGCGGCAAGTAGAAGTTTTAACGTAGCTTCTGTTGCCGCGTTATTCAGTTCTACGTATTCGTTGCCTATTGAGCCAGTTACGTCTGCCATTGTTTTTTATGAGTTATATGAGCACATAAATAAGAGTGTTAGTATTCATTGTTTATTTATCGGAGATTAAAACCATGGTCACATCAGTACCAAATATTCAGCCAAACCCATTAGCTTCATTTATGAGGCAACCAAAAATCTATATTCGCTTACCTAGTCAGGGCGAATTCTGGCCTGCTGGTTCACTGGCTGCTTCCGAAACAGGAGAATATCCAGTTTACTCAATGACTGCTAAAGATGAACTTATGTTAAAAGTTCCCGATGCCGTAATGAGCGGACAGGCAGTTGTTGATGTGATCCAACATTGTATACCTCATGTTAAAAATGCATGGAATGTTCCTAGCATTGATTTAGATGTTATTCTTATTGGTATTAGACTTGCAACCTACGGTGAAAAAATGGTTACACCTATTACATTAAACGATGAAGATGAGATGGAATATACAATAGATCTTCGAAATGTAATGGACAGTTTAATGGCCAACATTACCTGGGATCCAGTTGTTCCAATTAACGAAGATTTAACTGTATATGTTCGTCCTATGGACTATAAACGAATTAGTACCAGTGCAGTAAGTACATTTGAAACACAAAAAATGTTACAGATTGCCAACAACAATACAGCCAGTGATGAAGAAAAGATACGGGCATTTAAAGAAAGTTTTAACAAATTAAGTGAAGTAACCATTGGAATAGTCGAACATAGCATATTTAGAATTGATTCAAGTCAAGGACCCACTGA